CACCCACAGGAATCTCTGCGGCTCTGATGTCTGACGATATTGCCGCCATAGCCTTCTGGCGAAGTCGCTGGGTTCTGCCAGCCCTCAGAAGGACTCTTGGCTCTCACAGAGCGAACATCATTGACACCTTTGAGCGAATGGTGTCTGATGGCGAATCGTGGCGATGGGCGAGAGCAGAGATGCGTTCTCTGATTGACCCAAGTGGCAAGCGTTATCCAGCATACTACTATGACCGAATCGCACGAACTGAAACCAGACGAGTCGTTGAAAACTCTCACATCTCTGGAATGAGAAGGGCTGGATTCCAACATGTTCAGAGGCTGGTCGTTGTTGACGACACGACTGACAGAGACTTATGCGCCCCGTATGAGGATGCAGTTTATCCGATTGCAGAATCCAAATCTGTGATTCCAGCGCATCCAAATTGCAGATGCACGATGGTTGCTTATGATGGAACTCCAGAAACCGTTGTTCCATCTGACCAGATTCTGACACCCGTTATTGAGTTCAATATGAATGTAGTGAACAAGGCTGTGAGTTCTGCGGTGCGAGATGGGCTGGCAACCAAAGCCAAAGAGCATAATGAAAAAGTCAAAAATGCCAAGACCAAAAAGACCAGCACCAGAACTCTGATTGCTGTGTTTGAAAGAGGCGTTGGTGCATACAATACAAATCCATCATCGGTCAGACCAAGCGTCAGTTCACCAGAACAATGGGCGTATGCTCGTGTCAATTCATTCCTCTATTGTCTAAGAAACGGCAGGTATCGAAGCGGCAAGCACGATACTGATTTACTGCCCAAAGGACACCCACAGTCAACCAAGTCAGTCTCTAAGCGAGCATTGACCAGAAAGGATTTGACTCCACCAGCAGGGGTCAAGAAAGCATGTGCAACAGGAATCAAACTCTTTGAGGATGGATATGGAGGCTCTGGACTTGAGGCCACGACCATCCGTGAGGCCAGAAGCATTGTCAGAGGAACTCCAATCACAGTCGCCAAAGCCAGAAAAATGATTCGCTGGTGGGGTCGCAACGAGAGATTCCTCACCTTCGACAAGGACACACCAGCATGGACAGCCGCCATGCTCTGGGGAGGTCGTGCTGGACTATCGTGGTCAAACAAACTCCAGAGAGCGTTGGAGGCAGACGAATGAGCATGACCAACAACAACGCTCAGACTCGTGCCAATCTCATCAAGGCCAGAGCCGCATTCACACTCATGAAGAATGAAATGGTGCATACAACGACACCAAAGAACTTGGACACCATCGCTCAGAGAATCCTCACAGATGCCAAGAGGAATGCACCCGTCAGAACAGGTGCGCTCAGAGCGTCTGGCCGTGTGAAGCGAGTTAATCAGTTCAGACGCAGAGTTCAATTCGGCGGTGCTGGAACAGGTGTTGACTATGCACAGGCTGTTGAGTTTGGAACAATCAACACCAGACCCAGACCATACCTTGAACCAGCGGTGATTAAGAATATCAAAAAGACTCCAGCAATTGTCAGACCATCCATTAGAAAGTGGTTGACTAAACTTGTTCTGCTGGGTTCATCGGATTGATGAATGGAATATGAGTGCCGACTATGGGATTGACCCTCGCCACCGACCTCTCGATGGTGAGTCATTGACTGTCTGGGGGCAAGAACCCCATAGTCGGACAGGTTGCACAGTTTTCTCCTTCTGCTCGATTGCCCGACCCGCCCTTTTGGGGCGAAGGGTTCTTCCAGAGTATGCTCGACTGTGCGGCGGGCAAACCAGACGAGTCGCTACCCATATATCAATGTATCGTCAATATCAATGCTTTTTGCCCTCATATCACCAATGTTAAAACCCGCCAAAGTCAACCAGATGGATATGCGAGCCGTATTGGTTGATGGAGATGACTACACTCAACGCTCTGGTGAGAGCAAAGAAGTCCAAATCAAACTTGAGGCTCAGATGCCATTCATCTTGGACAAATCATTCCAGAAGGATGCAGAGTCAGACTATGAATATGAGATTGGCGACGATGATGTTGTCATTCGTGGACCCGTCTATGTTGGGAACTCAGATATGCTTGACCGACATAACGAACTCGTTGCGCCAGATGCGCTCATCAAATCATGGGGAGACTATCAGAAGAATCCCGTCATCCTATACAACCACTCTAAGACATACGGTGTCATCGGCAGAATGCTCGATGTCGAGATGGGAACTTGGGATGGCATCAAAGGTGAAGTTCCAATCGGCAGAGCCGTGATTGACGGTGGCGAAAAGGATATTGTCAGAAAAATACGCAAGGGATTCCTCAGAGCATTCAGTATTGGTTTCATCGCTAAGGCGGCAATCAAGGAATGCAAAGACGATGAGACATGCTACATGACCTTCACAGAGGTTGATTGGCTTGAGACCAGCGTGGTTGATGTGCCAGCATCGCCCAACGCACTATTCAATGTTCAGAAGCATGTGCTTGGATATGAGGACATGGGTGAATCAATCGCTATCCTCTTTGAGAAGATGCCAATGGAATCACCATCAGAAGAACCCCCTGCTGGTGGAGATATGGAATCGCCTGTTGAAGAATCGGCGGATTCTGGCTGTGGATGCAAATCACATATCGAGTCCGATACTCCAGAAACTGTTAGCGGCTTCGATTCTGAAATTGACTCGTTGAAGGCTCAAATTGCTGAGATGAAAGAACTACTGCTCGCAAGTCTGACACCTTCTGAGTCCCAAAAGTCCGAATCTGAAAATACCGATTCACTTAATACCCCCATTGACAAAGGCATTGGACAACAGGTGAACCAAATGACAGACGATACACTCATTGACACTCCAGAAGAAGAGGTCATCGTTGCCTCAGAGGAACTTGAAGTTCCCACAGAAGAACTATCCATTAAGACAGAGGCTGTTGAAGAAGCAGAAGAAGTCGTTGAAGAAGCCGCAGAAGAAGTGGCAGAAGAAGAACTCCCAGAAGAAGTCGTTGAAGAAGTCGCAGAAGCAACAGAAGAAGAATCTGCTGGCGAACCAACAACCACAGAAGTCATGATTGAAGTCGTTAAGGCATTAGCAAATGTCGAAGCACGACTTTCAACCATTGAAGGACACATTAAATCAAGTGAGGACATTGACACACTCAAGTCTGAACTTGCATCCATGAAGGCTGAGAAGGAAGCCGCAGAAGCAGAAGCAAGCATTGAGGCAGAAGTCGCCAAGCGTGTTGCAGACCTTGTTGGGACAACCCCAGAGGTCAAGACTGTTGAAGCATCTCCAAAGAGCCTCGCATCCACAGGAACAGAAGTTAAGAAAGCAAACCACACCCGCCACGACCCAACACCAACGGTCAGCAACGGTATGAATGGTCTGGCTGGATGGCTTGAAGTTCAAATCGCCAAGCGAGGTGCTTGAGCGAATCTATCAGATTCCCAAAAGGAAAAAACAAAAAAACAAAGGTGAGATAAATGAGTGAAGAAATCCAATTTAACGACATGGTTCAACGAGTGAAAGACGCATTAGCAGGGCAAACCGATGGTGGCTCTCAAATGTTCCCAACAGAGACTTCTGATGAAATTATTCAGATTGTCTATGAGAGGAACTTCATGCGTTCTTTGTTCTCTGCTTTGCCAATGGCGACCAGAACTATCAAAGTGCCAAAACTTTCAACATCTGTCGGATTCCACCGTCAGACTCTTGCTTCAACACAGGCTGGAACTGCGGCTGATGAATCCACTCAAGGAACAGCAGAGATTGACTTGACCTTGACCACCATGATTGCCAACATTCCAATCGGAAACTATCTGATTGCATACGGTGTCGAAGGATTGCTGACTGTGCTTCGTGATGACATCGCTTCTCGCTTGGCCTTCAATGAAGAATCACTCTTCATCAACGGAGACAAGCAAGCCACTCTTGCTGACAACATCAACGGTGCGTATGCAAACCCAGCAAACTTGTCTGGAATCAACACAACCGCAGGTGCATCTCAGAACGACTACTTGCTATCTCAGAACGGACTTCGCAAACTTGCTGGAACATCTGTCTCTGTCTCTGGAACTTTTGCTCTGAGCCACCTTCGCTCGGCAATCAACCAATTGGGAGTTCACGCTGACAACCGTGATGAACTATCATTGATTGTTCCTCGCAACCTTGAAGTTCAATTGATGGGCTTCACAGAACTTCAAACTGTTGACAAATACGGTGCTGGTGCAACCATCCTCTCTGGAGAACTTGGTCGTATCTATGGAATCCGTGTCTTTGCCACAGGAACAATCCCAACCAACCTAAATTGGACAGGACTTTACGAACTTGGCAAGACTGTCAACGGCTCTGCGGCAATCGCTGACAAGACCGTTGCTCTTTTGGTCAACAACCGTTCACCTCTGATTGGCAACCCAACAGATGCTGACCGCAGATTCAACATGGGCTTCCTTGATGAGCCAACCAAAGACCGTTTCGTCTTAATCCCTCGTCAAGACATCGCTTTCAATGTGCGATACACAGAGGCTGTTTGTCTGCTTCACGGTATCGCAACCGTCTGAGACTGATTGAAGTCGCCTTGACCGATACGGCATAGCGTGAGCCATCCCTAATCGGGGCGACTCCGTGATAAACCGTCGAGGATAAGGTGAATGTATGACAGCAACAGACTATTGCACTCTGGCTGAGGTTGAGGCTTATGCTGGCGTTGACTTTTCTGATGGAATGGGTCCGACGGACACTCAAATCGGGACAATGATAACGACAGCATCCAGACTCATGGATGCTTATGCTGGAGTTCAATTCGCTGGGACTGAGAGTCATACAGAATACTTTGACACAGCATTCGGTCTGGCTTTCCTCACCCTTAGTCGGCGGCCTGTCGTGTCAATCTCAAGTGTTCATTCAGTCTCGCCCAGCGGGGTTGAAACCCTCTTGTCTGATGGCCGTGTCGCCAACGATGACGACTATTATCTCCACGACCCAGATGCAGGGATTATTCGATTCCACTATGCCTTTCAAGAGGCACAGGGGTCAAGACTCAAGGTTGTCTATTCCTATGGGGCATCTGAGCCTCCAGCAGATGTGAAGATGGCTACAATCCTCCATGTCGTGAGGTCAGCCGCACGAGCCGCCATGAATGATGAGAATTGCATGGATAGGGTCAAAGAGTTCTGGAAGAGTCTCATGTCTGATTCCAAACAAGAATATGAGGACTTGCTTGTTCAAGTCAAGTCCCATAAACTCGTGGCTGTTGCTTCTTGGGGTCAATACAAAATGCCATCCTCATTCTATTATCGGGGGTATTGAACTTGGCAATCTCTGACAGGGGAACTCCAACAATTGACCCTCACACCACAATCAAGAACTTTATCGAGACCAATATGGATTCACCAGATGGAATCTGGAATCCTGTCGTCAACGCAGAATGGCTTGAGTTCAAGAAACAAAAGACATATCAGATTTGCATCACGCCCGTCTATGGCGAATCAGACGAAGCAGAACTGAATGGAATCTCTGGTCAAACTCAAATCAAGAGAATCAACACCCTGTATTTGAAAATCACACTTTTCGCCCCAACACGGTTAAAACTGTGGGGTATGGTGCAGAAGTTCATGCTTGTTATGAACAACGGGACTCTATGCTATCCCTCAGCGGGTTTGGAGGCATCCACAGGCAACGGCTATCAATATGTCAGACTCGCAAGGTCTGATGAGACCAAAGAGGTCAAGGGCTATGAGCCAGAATGCGGACCCGAAGGTTCTGCTGACAAATGCGTTGGATTCAGAAACGACTATACAATTGAAGTGAGGTTTGACGAATGACATCGGTATGTGGCAGAGATGCTGGAGTGAAGAAAAGAAAGACCTGCGAGTTTGATGGATGCAAGGCTCAATTGACAGACCCAACCAAACACCTCTGCTCGATTCATGCCAGACCAGAATCCACATCTCGTCAATTCAACGAGTGGTTGGACATGCTCTCAAAAGAGAACAAAGAAACATTGTGATTGTGAAAACATTGATAAGGGCAAACCTCTTGGCTCTGGATATGCGACCAGAAACAGCACAACGCCGACTGACAAAAAGAGCCAACGACTTCTTGGGAATATCCTTTGAAGCATATCTCGCTGACTTCACCCATCTGAAAGAATTGCCAAATGGCGAACAATACCTCTGGTTGAATGACAACGCTACTATGCAAAAGACATTCGCTGTCTGGCTCGCCCAGAAAAACAACGAAGCATCATTGACCGCTTGGCATATTGGGTTTGCGCCCTTGAAAAAGTGATTCAAATGGATTGGAATGTGGATTGGGATTCATCCCAAACTCAACCAGATTGGGTTGATGAAGTGGAGTGGTCAGAATGAACATGGCATCTGTGAAGAAAGGGCTTGAAGCGAAGGGAATCAGAGATGAAGTTTTCACGCTGGAATCTGGCGGCACAGCCATCGTTTATTCGGTGTATGGATTGCTTGAAAAACTCCATGCTGAGTCAGATGCAGAGCATTTTTCTGTTCTGGGCGAGACCATATCTCATCCAGACATCGAACCCAAGCATGTCCGAGCGATATTCATTGACATAGCCAAAGCATTGGCAGACTTCGACCAGAACTGACATAAAGCGGCTGGGCGTTGATTCTGTTCAATGCCTTACAAAGACCCTGTAAAGCGCAAGCAATACAACAGCGACTATCATAAGAAGTGGTATCACAGGAACAAGTCTCAGAGGGTCGCACAGGTCAAGCAACGCAAGAAGCAGATTCGTGAGTGGATGCGCCAGATGAAAGAAGGCATGGCATGTTCCAAGTGTGGCTTGTCTGGCATGGAGAATGCTTGGGCTTTAGAGTTCCATCATAAGAACCACGAGGACAAGGACACCATCGTGTCGAGTCTGGTCTCTGCTGGCTCAAGCAAGAAGCGCATCCTTGAAGAGATTGCCAAGTGCGAAGTCATCTGCTCAAACTGCCATCGCAAGGAACATTATCTGGAACATCGCAAGGCACTTGAGACAGGCCAAGATTCCATCTGGATTGCCGCTGGCAAGGCTGGTGCAGACAACCAGATGTTTGCCAATGACTTGATGACATCATCCAAGCGAAGGCGGCGCAAGAGGCGCAAGCAACGAAGCCAGAATCAGAAGTCGGGTCCAGATATGCAGGTTCATGATGACCTCGACACATTCACCAGAAAATTGGAACAAGGCGCAACGCTGACCAGCAAAGAAGTCAAGAGAATGAAAGGTTTGATTCTGAGGCTCAGAAAAGGTGAGCAGATGGAGGGTGAGATTGAAGAGTTCATGGATATTGAACCCGATACCGACATAAACCCAGAATCAGAATCGTGAGACATGGGCAGAATATCTGGTGCGAACTCTCTGATGAGATTTGCCAGAACCATTCCCCAATGGCAGAATGCAACCAGACGAGTCTGGAATCCAGCATCAATATCGTGGAAACCACTCGCAACCACAGGTTCTGATTCGTTTCTAATGGGTCAAAGCGGCGTTGATGTAGTATTCCCAAATGTGTCATCTGGCATCGAATACACCATCTCATTCTGGATTAAGCCCAGAGCAATCACAGGTGCAAAAGGACTGATGCAATTAGAAAATGCCGCTGGAGTTCCTCAAGTATCTCTGACCATGAACGGTTCTGGAATTGACATGATGTGGGACAACGACCCAGCGACAGTCGTGAGTTCAACGGGTCTTATTAGCCTCAATACATGGAATCACATTCTGTTCCAGAACTATGACAACGGATGGAACATCATGGTCAACGGCACAGACCAATCTGGGTTTCTGACCGCTGGCTGTCCAGACTTCTCTCTGATAACTCAATGGAGAGTCGGCAGAGGAACTGATGGAACTCTCGCAACCGAATCCTTTGATGGATTGATGTCAGACATCATGGTTGCTCAAGCATATCCAAATTATACCCATAGAACGGTGCTATACAACGACGGTGCGGCCTTCAACATGGCTCAGACGGCCACAGCCCCTGTCAACCCTCTAAACGGCTCTATGACCTTCTTATGCGATGGAACAGACACAGGAACTCCATCATATCTGGGAATGTCCAGAATGGCATCTGTCAACCTCAGTCCACAGATTCAGACAGCGGCGTTTTTCGCTTGGACAGGAAACCTTCTCAACACTCCAGATTTAGATACAGCGAGCAGACCAGCGGCATCTGGAACAACATACAGTCGTCTGGCACAGATGGCTCAAGGATGGTGCAATAACCTGCCCAGAGACACCATACAAGGCACGACATTCGCCCCAATGCCCACAGGTGAGACAATCCCAAGAGATGCCCCTGCGCTTGGCGCATGGCCGTTTTCTGGATATGGAGTCAAGACGGGTGCTTCATCATTCGTGGGTCTGGTGGATGCACCAGACGCAACACCCGAATTAACGGTGCAGGGAGACCTCTCAGAGCCAGCAACGGTATTGAACCCTGTGGTGGGTGCTGGAACTCTCCAACACGCTCTGGACACACGCAGAGTGCGATTCCTCAGACCGACCTTTGCCAAGAAGGTCTGAACTCACTCTTGATGCCAAGAAGTCTCTTCGCCTTCATACTCAAGGCCGAATCCATATCCAGCCCATGTTGCGACTTCTGAGTGTCCAGACAGATAACTCCAATGAGTGTAAATGTCAGACTCGCTGTGCATAGTCATTGTTGCTCGCTCATAGATGCGGTTGTCGTTTTCATCTCTGTCTCCATAGTATCTATGATAGACAAATGTGATGTCCTCGCCTTCTGTGTAGTTCCATTCTGCTGGTATAAATGTCATTCTTTTCATCTCCTTATTCGTTTGTTTTTCCTGTTGGAATCAGTTAATTTTGTTGCCATCCATGTCAAAGACATCACGGCCACCTTCGCCACCACGCATTCGGATAACGGTGAATCGGTCATCGCCAGAGATTGAAACCCAAGCGAATGTGCGAGGTTCTGTGATTAAGTATTCTGAACCTGTGCATCCTGTGATAACTTCTTTGACTTGAGTTTCAACGACTGTCATCTCCATGCTGATTGCTTTGGATTCCTCGATGCAGATAAACATCTCAGCGGTGCTTGCATCCGTAGCGGTGTTGTGAAAATACACTTCATGGATTTTGTCAGTCTCAGTCTCTTTGACTTGGTATGGGTATTGGCTCATATCCCTGCGTGTGCATACCACTATATCAATGCGTCGGCCATATCAATGGTTTTGTTCTTAAAATGAGCAAGTTTTGGTTCGCCAGAAAGGGTGGGACATGGTGGTTATGGCGGCATATACAAACCGACTGACAGCCCACCATGCCCCGATGTTGGATGCCCAATCCAACAAGGAGGTTTAGCCGTCAGCAATTATCAGACTCCAGAGTCGGTTTATCAGCGTATTCACGCCAATACCGTTAAAACCCCTCACGGATGACCAAGACCCATGAGCGACCTCTTGAAACTCACCAAAACCAAACTGCTGAAACTTGTTGAAGAAGCAGGTCTGACCGCAGATGCAGAAGCAACCAAAGCAGATTTGGTCGCACTCCTTGAAGCAGTTCCAGAAGAAGCACCAGCAGAAGTGGTTGAAGAAGTGGTTGCAGAGACTCCAAAAAAAGCAAAGAAGCCTTCTGGTTCTAAGGTCGCACTCGACATGGAACTTCAAGGTGGCGAGTTCGTTAAGGCGGCTTATCTGGCTATTCTAAAGCGTGAAGCAGACCCAATGGGTCTTGCGAACTACACAGGCGCATTGGCTATGGGTGGCATGACCAAAGAAGGTCTTGTCGAGGACTTGAAAGCCTCTGGCGAATACGCCGCACTTTGAGTTCACTCAAACTTGCACATGAATGAACTGCCACAGTCGGTTTGATTCCAATCCCAGCGGTATGCTGACATGATTATTGCCATAGCCTCAAAGACTCTTTCACGGTCAGACTGAGTTCCTTCTCCACTCCACATGACGAATCCTTCATATTTCCAAGCATCTTCTGTGAACCAATCTTCTCCACGATTTGCTTGACGGATTTTGAAAGTGCAAGGTGAATCACCGTTGGTGAATATAATTTCACAGTCCTCACGGATAGCAATCTGTTGTTCTGTTATGTCCATCTTGACCCATTCACCAGATGTGAATGTGTTTTCTGGTCGGTTTGGAATAGTGAAAACTCCAATCGCTTCTGTGGTTGTCATTGTCTGTTGCATGTTGGTTCTGCTCATACCCCTGCGTGGGAGTTCCCCCTTATAATATCTTCTCAATCTCAATGGTTTTGTTCCTAATTCCCACCTTATTGAAGTCAATACACACCATATTGGTCAGAATAATTGAGATTCCTCCGAAGCCTTGAAGTCCTATCGTGGTTCACACCCCAACATGGCAAAGATACTATGGGCGAGCGAACAACCAACCAGACCGACAGGATATGCAATTGTCAGTCGTGAAATAATCAAGCGTCTGGTCAAAATGGGACACGAAGTTAAAGTCATGGGCTGGGACTACAATGGAGAGAACATCAACCACGAAGAGGGTTGGACAATGGTTCACACAGGTCTGGGCAAGTTTGGTGCAGACAAAATGTCAGAGGGCGACCCAAACTCTCCATCAGTTCTTGACCTCCATCTGGACAGTTTTCAGCCAGATGTTTTCATCTCTTTGATTGACACTTGGTTCACAGGCCACATGGTTCTGTCATGCAACAACAGAGGCATTCCTCACATCGCATACACTCCAATTGATGGAGTTCCAATCTCACACCAATGGAGTCGCATTCTTGGACACACTCACACCAATCTCTGGATGAGCCACTTTGGAAAGCAGACATGGCTCGACTTCGTTGATGAGTTCAAGAGCGACGGCTCTGGACACCCAGAGATGAAGTTCCCAGACCTTGACCGATACGGATTGAACCCAGAACTTGAGAATCCTGTCATCTGGCATGGAGTGGACACGAAGGTATTCAAGCCAATGTCTCTGTCAGACAAAGACATACTCAAAAAGAATCTGGGATTGAACTTCAAGACAATGTTCTCATCGGTTGGTCGCAACACCAATCGCAAGCAGATTCCTCGCTTGCTGGAGGCTCTCAAACTCGCTCTGGACAAGTGCGGAGACCCACAGGCTCTGGGCTTGGTTTT